ACGCTAAGCTGTCCCTAACCTATTTAAGGACGACAATGAAAATACTTTTCCTTGACCTTGAGACTTCACCTAACTTGGCTTATGTGTGGGGTCTTTGGGACCAAAACGTTTCTATTGGACAAATGGTTAGTTCGACAGAAGTTATTTGTTTTGGGGCCCGCTGGTATGGTCAGCGGAAAGTCCATTTTAGCTCTGTTTACCATGACGGCAAAATCGAGATGCTTAAAGCTATACATGAGCTTTTAGACGAGGCGGATGCTGTGGTGGGGTGGAATTCTGCTTCTTTTGACATGAAACACTTGAAAAGGGAGTTCATTGAGAATGACATGTTGCCCCCCTCACCCATTAAAGATATTGACTTGATGCGCGTGTCGCGGAGCCAGTTTAAGTTTCCATCGAACAAGTTGGATTATGTTGCTCAAAAGTTGGGTATTGGGTCAAAAGTTAAGCACAGTGGTTTTGAGTTGTGGGTGAAGTGTATGGCGGGTGATGAGAAGGCTTGGCGGGAGATGAAGAAGTACCAGATCCAGGACGTGAACATTCTTATTGGTTTGTATGAGAAGTTTTTGCCGTGGATTAAAAACCACCCAAACCGGGCACTTATTGATGGTAAGCCGGAAGCTTGTATTAGTTGTGCTTCAAGTAATTTGCATTCGCGTGGTACGGAGAGGACGGGTGCCGCTGAGTACCGCAGGTATCAGTGTAAAGATTGCGGTAAGTGGCAGCGTGGCAGTAAAAGCGTGCAAAGCAGTACAATGAGAACTATTTAGGAGGCTTTATGTCTATGTTGTCGGGCGATAATAGTCCTAGTACTTTTACTCAGGACGAAAACCCAAAACCTACCGCGCAGGCGGTAGCTGATTTTCATACTAATAGTGACGCGGATTCTCGTGCAGAGTCTTTGCACCACACATTAGGCCCTAACCCTAGTCAGGCTTCTCCAGGAGATCACACCCATGATGGTGGTGATTCGGAGCTTTTGCTACTTAATGAAACGATTTCTGGTTCGCGTGCGACGGACGCTTGGAGGTTGTCGGTTAGTGCTATTCTTGTACGTCTTGGAGCAACCGATAACTCTACGGCCTAATGCCTTCTAGACAACGCCAACCGACAGCAAACGAGCTTTTACAGCTCGCTGTTGCTGAGCTTGATCAAAGTATTCACCAACCTAACATTTTGAATTATGGTGAAAAGGATTACCCGGAGCAGTTACGGTTCCATAAATCTGAATTTCGTGGACGTTTTATTTCTGGAGGTAACCGTGGGGGAAAAACCGACGCTGAGGTCGTTGAGTCTATCTGGTGGGCTACAAATACTCATCCATATCTTAAGCGACCTGCTTCATGGGGTTCTGGGCCTATCCAGCTAAGGTTTGTTGTTGTCGATGTCGCTAAAGGCATTGAGCAGATTATTTTGCCAAAAATGAAGCGATGGATTCCCAGGTCTTGGCTGGTGGAGGGTAACTGGTCTAAAAGTTGGGATGCTTCTAACTATATTTTGACGTTTGAGAATGGGTCGACGATTGATTTTGTGACGTGGGGTATGGACATGATGAAGCTGGGTGGTGTGCCTCGCCACGGTATTTTCTTTGATGAGGAGCCTCCTCAGCATATTTTTAACGAGTCTATGATGCGTTTGATCGACTACAACGGGTTTTGGGTGATTGCGGCGACACCTACGAAGGGGATGGGTTGGACGTTTGATTTGTTGTGGGAGCCTGCGAAGGAGGGTAAGGCTGAGTGGATTGATACTTTCACTTTGTCGGCTGAGCAGAACCCTTACATTCAGGCTGAAATGGAAGACATGAATTTTTATACGATTGGTATGAATAAGGAGGAACGTGATATTCGTGAAAAAGGCGACTTTGTTGCTCGCAGTGGTTTGGTGTTTCCTACTTTTAGCCAAAATTTGGAACAACATCTTGTAGATTTTGGTCCGGGTGATGTGCCTAAGGGTTGGTCTGTGTATGCGTCTGTCGATCATGGGTTGAATAACCCTACGGCTTGGTTGTGGCACGCTGTATCGCCTAACGGGGATATTGTGACGTTTGCCGAGCATTACCGGGCGGAAATGGTGGTGTCGGAGCATTCACAGGTTGTGAAGCAGCGTGAGCTTAGCTGGGGGCGTAAACCTGACTCTATAGAGCGTATGGGCGACCCTGCGATGCGTCAACGCAACGGGGTGACTGGGACATCCATTATTCAGGAATATGCCCTCCACGGGCTTTACGTGAACGTTGAGGGCATACCTCACGATGTAATGGTAGGTATTGAAAAAATGCAGGCGTACATGAGGCTTCGTGATGACACCCGTTGGGGTAAAAACAGGCCTAAATGGGTTGTTTCCCGTAACTGCCCCAACTTTATTCGTGAGATGAAGAAACTGCGGTGGTCGTCATATAGTTCCGACAAAATGGCGTATGAGATGAATAAGCAGGAAGTTGTCCACAAAAAGGATGATCACGCTTTTGACTCGGCACGATATTTTGCTACGACACGCCCCGATTTGACGCCTTACATGGATGCTGGTGGTTCCGAAGAAGCTCCGACTACGCTAAGGTATGAGGAGTTGTTGTTGAAGATGCGTGAAGACCCTAACGTGGAATTTGCGGAAGACAAAGCAACGAATGAGGACGGACTTACCGTCATAGGAGGATATTACTAATGACCAGTAGATACTCAGTAATAAACGCACCGGCTAAAGATCCCGGCGTATGTTACATCACACGAACTTCTGTCGGACCGTTTATCGATACCGGTATTGACATGAGCACCAAAGTAATTGACCGGGGACGGCTATACCTTGCGGTGGACGTTATCCGCGAAATGGCTCAGCTTGCTGGGCTATTCGACGAAGCAAAACCTGTTTCTGTCGAACTGCAAGAAAAAGAATGGTATGACCGTGGCTATAACGAAGCTATTAAGGAGCTAAAAAACGATGTTGTCAATAATTTTGTCGAGCGTGTTCTCATTGATTCTACTAGCACTGCTGGTGCTGCAGTATCTGTGGCACCAAAAAGTAATAGAGAATCTGCTGGCGCAGCAGTCCCAGGTCCTTCAGACACAGCAACAGGAGAACCACAAGACGGTTCAGACGTTGGCGAAGTTGAACGAGAAAGCGCAAGCACTGATCGCGTCAAGCGATCCGCTGGCGTTTCAACAAATTCAAGCGATGAATCAAACTTTAGATTATAGTGGTTACCAGGACTATGACCCATCCGACGAGGCTGAAGCGGAAAGAATTGCTAGTCGAAACCCGAATTTAGCAGCAGGAGAAGATTTAGATGCCCGAGATGCCAGACAATTATTCGCAGAACTCACCGGGGTTGACCCAGAGTTCTACAGTAATTAAATTACCCGAAGACGGGTTGAACATTGATAAGTACCGTGAAAGCGAAGAAGCTCGCAAGCTAGTTGCTTGGGTACAGTCTGAATGGACTAAAGCTAAAACTGCTCGTTCTCAAAAACAGTTGCAGTGGTTCCACAACATGTCAATGTTTTATGGGCACCATTGGTTAGAGCAAACACGCGGAAATTTCCCCGAAGGCTATAAAGACAAACTGTTTACACCTCGTAAGCCTTACTACCACGAACGTAAAACAATTAACCGTATTAGGTCTTATGTTCGTTGGGAAATGTCAAAGATGCTGTCGTCTTTCCCCACAGCACAAGCTATCCCTGCTTCGTCTGAAGATGACGACCAAAGGGCCGCGTTTGCTGCTGAGCAAGCCTGGACGTCCATTAGTGAAGCTAAAAAGTTACGTCAGCACATGTCACGTGCAACGTGGTGGACCATTGTTACCGGCAACGGATTCCTAAAAACACACTGGGACCCTTACTGTAAAGACAAAGTTTCTGGTGAAATGGGCGACATCAAATATGGGCACGTCACCCCCTTTCACCTTTTTGTTCCCGACATCCGCGAACAAGACATTGAAGACCAGCCGTTTGTCATTAACGCTTACACAAAGACTGTCGAATGGGCACAGTACTACTTCGCTAAAGAGTTGGGTGATATTAAATTGTCTCCCAGCGTTTCCAGCGCTAACCAAATTCTTGACGAAGCATACTTAAACCTGGGACACAGCAAAGCACCCGACAGTGTAATTGTGTACGAAACGTGGATTAAGCCCGGAGCGCACAAGCTCATGCCCGAAGGAGGCGTCGTCGTTACTGTCGATGACATCCTCATCAGCGTGTACAAGGACGGGTTTCCTTACGGGCACGGCATGTACCCGTTCACCAAGTTTGAGCACATCCCCACGGCTACGTTTTACGCTGACAGCCCCATCGTGGACTTGTCACAGTTGCAGAAAGAATACAACGGGCTGCGGTCAGAAATTTCTGAAGCCGGACGCCGCATGGCTAAGCCTCAGCTGATCGCACCAATGGGTTCTATTGTTCCATTTAAGTTGACGAATGAGCCTGGTTTGGTGATTCAGTACAAGCCTGGCATGCCACCGCCTCAGCCGTTGCCTTTGTCGCCGTTGCCTCAATATTATTTGGAGCAGCAGGACCGTATTTTGAATGACTG